CAGAACTGAACACTAAAATAGGAGATACAACACAACTTACTACAACAGATAAAACTAGTCTCGTTGGTGCCTTAAATGAGGTAAAAACTAGTGTAGATAGCATAGAAACAACAGCAGATAAAACAAGTATAAAAGATACAGGCAACCTATTTGAAAGTGATAATGTAGAAGGAGCATTAAAAGAATTAGCAGATAAACAAAAGGAATTAAACACAGAGGTAAATGGGCAGAGAACAAAAGGCATTACAATAGCAAATGATTTAATAGATATGATATAAGCGAGGTGAAAATATGACGGAAAAATTAACTGATAATGCTAGTTTAAGGGAACTTATAATTGCATTTGAAAGTATAAAAAATGGTTTACAGATAAATAAAAATAATATAATAGATGCAATAGGAAACCCAGCTACACTAAATGATAAATTAAGTACAATACCATCTAGAATAACAACAGAGTTTTCTAAAAGAAAAATCTGTGCTACCGGAGTAGCAAGTCCTAATTATGATTTAAAAAAATCTTTTTTCATTTATAAAAATTTAAATACTTTTGAAATAAAAGATTTTTATTATGCCACTATAGATAATTTAGCATTTGAACCAAGTTTAATAGCTGCATATAGTGGTATATATAATGGTGGAGTTACTTCAAATTCACAGCATTTTTCTCTGTATTGCCCATCACACAATTATTGTTTTTTCGGCAACTCAGATACGAATTTAAAAACTTGCGAAATTGCAAAAAATGAAAATATAAAAAATAATAACAATTATAGTCTTCCATTAATAAATCCATCACGTTTTGGAGGCGTTTATTGGGTAGCTGTAAAATATTAAAAGGAGGTCTAAAAATGGAAATAGGAAGAAGAATAATCTTTGACCAAGATGGAGAAATAATTGCAATATATGGAGAAATGGAAGGAGATATTATACCAAGAAAAACTATAACAAAACTAGATTATATTGATATTCCTTTCAAATCAATACCAGATAACTGTTATATAGAAAAGATAGATACAGTTAATAATGTACCAATCATAAAAGAATTAAAAATAGAATTAACAGAAGAGCAAAAGAGAATACAAGAGTTAGAAAATCAAATTTTGTTAAACGAAAATGAGAAAGTAGGAGGAATTTTATAATGAATATAAATAATGTTGTGGTAAGAATATTAGCAGAGAGAATTTTAAGTGGAGGTTTAAACCCTCTAAAAAATCGAGAATTTAAATTAGATGACGTAACTAACACAGAGTATAGAAAAGCAGTAGAGGATTATATAATTAGAGAAAGTGGAGTAGTAGAAGGAGCAGAACCTACAGCATAGGTAATGTTCCTTTTTTAATTCAATTAATTAGGAGGCTTACATGAATGAAGAACTTTTAGAAGCAGATTTAAAAAGACATGAAACAAGAATAAATAAACATGGAGAAGAAATAGACGAATTAAAGATAGCAAATATAGAGTCTAAAGCAGAATTAAAGGCACTATGTGAGAACTTAAACTCACTTACAAGTATGTTAAAGTGGTTGATTGGAACAATGATTACAACACTAGTAGGATTCTTTATATTTGCCATACAGAAAGGAATATTTTAATTAATTAGGAGGTTAAGATATGGATAATTTAATAAGTTTTATACCCGAGCAGTTGCTAATTTTAGTTGCTGCTCTTTATGTTTTAGGTGTTGGATTCAAGAAATATAAACAATTAGATAATAAATACATTCCAGTAGTGTTATTGATACTTGGTATAGGGTTTTCTATTTGGATGTTAGGATTAAATCCTGTTGCAATTTTACAAGGTGTAATTTGTTGGGGAGTTGCAATAGGTATAAATCAAACTTACAAACAACTAAAGGAGGAAAATAAATAATGAAAATAGGTGTAAATTGTGGACATACAAAGACAGGGGCAGGAAGTGGAGCTATAGGGAAAATAAATGAATCAATAGAAACTAGAAATGTAGGATATAAAGTAATAGATAAATTAAAAACTCTAGGTAACAATGTAGTTGATTGTACTATAGATAAAGCATCTACACAAAGTGAGTGTTTGTCTAAAATAGCAACACAAGCAAATAGACAAGATTTAGATTGGTTTATAAGCATACATTTTAATGCAGGAAAAGGACGAGGATGCGAAGTTTACACATACAAAGGCAAACAGTATCAAGATGCTATAGACGTTTGTAAAAAAATCTCTGATTTAGGATTTACAAATCGAGGGGTAAAAGATGGAAGTGGATTATATGTAGTAAAGAAAACAAAAGCTAAAAGTATGCTAATAGAAGTATGCTTTGTGGACAGTGAAGATGCAAATAAGTATTTGAGTTTAGGAGCTGATAAATTAGCTACTGCAATAGTAGAAGCTATAACTAAACATATAAGTTCAGCAGAAGAAAACAATTATAATAGATATAAACATACAATAGTGTACAGTGGTGATGATAAAGTATCGGCAGACATTTTAGGATTATATTATAAGAGAGAAAAAGAAAGTTATTTAGTTACAGATATAAAAGACTATAAACCACATAGAACACAAAATCTATATGTAATTGGTGGAGTAACTTGCAATAAGATGAAAGAACTGAGTAAGACTACAGGAGAAAAATTTACAGAGATTTATTCTGATGATGTGTGGTCAACAATGGATAAGGCTAGAGAGTTTGTAAAAGGAAAATTATAAAACATATAATCTAATAAAATAGATATAAAGATAAGAAGCGTTTATATAAGGTTCTTCTTATCTTTTTTAATAAATTGAATTTTATGCCAAACCACATTCACATAATAAAATCATTATTCTATGAAGGCAATATTCTACAATATCTTCTCCATATTTTTTAATAAAATCATCAATTTGAGTTTCTATAAATGAATAATATTCTTTTAAACTAGTAATATATGCAGTTATTATATGAACACATTCATCAATCATATCTTTAGACACAATCAATCCCCCTAAAAAACGAAAAATAAAGAATATTCAGTAAATTATGCATATTACATTATCTAAAATCTTATCTAAACAATACTTCAAAATTTAATATTTTACAAGTAGTTATGCAAAACTAGGCATTATAATTGTAAAACTGGTTATATTTATTAATTGCATAACTAAAGAAAAGTACATAATAATAAGAATATTGATAGGTTTGATACCTTTTACAAGGTATTGGATTTTATAGATAAATAGGTTCATAATCTAAAATTAAGATGTTTATTTACACTTTACTTACATTTTTAATATAAAGAGAACTTAAATATATGATATAACTAAGGTAGTTGTACTTATGTTAATTTGATTTTAAATTTACAAGATTATTTAAATGGAGAATATAATTTTATAGAAATATTGGATATATATCAACTCGAAAATAAAATTATGCTCAGATTGGTAAAATATGAGCTTACAAAATACAATAAAATAATACAACATTAGATAAAAAGATGGTAGGTTAATTCTAGCATCTTTCTAATTTCCAAACATAATTTTTTATTAGTTAAAAAACTATAATACATATTGTAATAATAAAACGAACGAAAATTATCATACTAAAACATAATACATGCTATAATTGTATTAGATAAATGTTTGAATATATACCAAAAGTACTCTTTTTATAAGAGTGCTTATTTTTTTGAAATTCATCAACATATAAACTATCAAGAACATTACTCAACACACCTTAAAATTGATTTAAATTCTTTTTCATACACAAAGTTATATGATATAATAAAAAAGTAAATATGTAACCCCAACACATCTTTACTAAGTCAAACATTATTATATAGAGCATTCTTCATTATGGAGAGTGCTTTTTCATTTCTTTGAATAACCATGTTGATTATTTATAATATTTTCATTTAATTTATCTTTATCTATTAATTTATCTTTATCTATCAAATTTAATGCACAATTAATACAAATGTTAGTTTTCATATGACTTTTCTTATGAAAAGTAATATACTTATTATCATCTTTATTTATTCCTTTATTACAGTAATCACATAATATAGTCTTAGTCATATTTTTATTCCTTTCATTTTATATTTTCCATAATTAAGTTTAACATATTTAGTATATACCTATGTATATATATTTAAAACAATGTTTTTTATTGCAATATAGAATATATTGTATAAATAAAAAAATATGGAGAATGGATATTTGATAATTGTAAAATTATGTTATAATTTATATGTAAGGAACTAAATATCTAAGAGTGGCAGTTTCCACATTATGCTCTAACCTACTTTCTAATGAAAGGAGGTGGGAAGTGTGGAAATAGTAGCAGTTTATTACATAGCAAAATTTTTACTTGATTTATACAAAGTAAAAAGCCACTCAAAGTCGGAAGCTAAGAGTGGCTTTATATTTAATTTAACTATTAATAAACTAATAGTAAAAATTAAATATAAAAAGTACTAAATTTTTTCGGAAACTACACTCTCGACAATAGATTATAGTTCCTTATTTCTAAAGAGGTAGGAGAATTGCAGTTCTCTTATCTCTTTTTGATACGAATTTACATCTTTATTATATCGCATTTTGAGAAAAAATAAAACTATGAATATTAGAAATATATTTTATTTTATCTCTAAGTATATATATTATTAGCCACCTAAAAAACTTTCACAAAAACAAAAAGAGTATATGTTTTTGATAACTGGATGATATAACTTATAACTCATTTTACAATTCTTAGTTCATATATATTTATGCCACTAAATTTCTCTAGTTTTGCCGATTTAGTTTTATTCTACAACTAAAATAATACAATAGAATTAGTTATTGTTCAACAAGATTGTTTGAAAATTAAATAAATTTGTAGATATGAATAATATTTTTTATATATAAAAACAAACTAAAACAGTAGAATATATGGTAAAACTTACCTATAGTTTTTGTGTTAAAAAGCTCCTATTATTAATTTAAGTTAGATGAATTAAGGAAGTGACATAAATGGAGCGACAAGAGGTAGAAAGTAAATTACGCAGGGGCGAATTAATGTTGATGGAGTACATGTGAAGGGAAAAGTCTACTCTATCTAAAAAAGAAATAGAAGTAGCAATGAAAGAAAAGTATAAGTGGAGAAAAAGCACTACAGAGATTTTACTTGGAAGATTAGTAAAAATGAGAATATTAAAAAAGAAGAGAGTTGGTTTTCAATTAAACTATGAAGTATTAGTAACTAAAAAAGAATATTTAGATGTAATAAAAGAAGAAAAAGATGTAAGTAAATATGATAATTTTTTTACACAAGTATTTACAACTATACATAAAAAAGAAGAAAAGACAGAGGAACAAATAAAAGTATTTATAGAAAGTATGCAGAAACTAGGAAAAAAATAATTTTATATTTTTATATGTTAATAGAAAGAAGGGGATATTATGCTAAATAAAAAATTACCAGATTCAGAGTTCAAGATTATGAAATATATTTGGAATACTGGTTATAAAACTGTAATATCAAAAGATGTGGCAGATGAAATGGAAAAAATATATAAATGGAAACAAACTACAACACTAACACTTTTATTAAGGTTAACTAAAAGAGGTTTTTTAGCTTCTCAAAAAATAGGTAAACACACACATTATACAATATTAATAAAAGAAAAAGAATACTTAAAATCAGAAACTAAAAAACTATTTGGAGGTTTACATAATAATCCTTTATCACAGTTAATATCAAAATTACATGATAAAGAAGAGGTAAGTATTGATAAAATAGATGCGCTTGAAGAATGGTTAAGAAGTTTGCAAGAAGATGAAGAATAAGAATATGCCAAAAGGTAGCACTCAATAGTAGCTACCTTTTTGTGGATAAAGCTGGGGATAAACTATGGAAAAGTTATATAAAAATTGTGGATAAAATGTTTTGCTGACATTTAACTGACATAAATATTAAAACTTGATTTTAAAGTATTGAAATTTCAATTATTAATCATATAAAAATAGAAAAGTTATTATTTTAATAAAGAATAATAAATATATTAATATCATTAATAATTGTTATAAATGTGAAATACTAACGATATCTAAACTAAATTATTATAAAATAGCTGACTGTAATTTAATTGATAAAGCCTATTCTTCTAGACTTTGCCAGTTAAATTACAGTCAGTTTTATTATATAAAAAAATGCGTAACAGAACTATTATTTTATAGCTGTCTCTTATACACATCTGACGCTGCCGACGATACTCCTTGTGTAGAT